AACCCAGGCTCTGCTGGGAATATCCAATCCTGCGGTAGAGGCGGATAAGGCCGTCCAAGTTCAAGTACAGTCGGCTGCTATGCGTGCGGCGGATGCTAAGGTATTGTCTGTGTTGGAACACCAGGGCATCGCTTTGAATAGCACCCCGGATCAGTTAGCTGCCCTACGAAAAGACGGAATACAGCAGGCGCAGGTGATCACAAAGTATGGTGCTGTGTTCTTTGATCAGGATGCTGCGAAGCAATTTCCTCACGTTGCAACAATGGATGCAACTATGCGACGTGATTTTGTGGAAAAGCTGGTTTCAGACACACTGGAAAAGTACCCCGGTCAACGGGTGCAGGGTATCGCACTACAACCAGATAAGAGCCTATTTCGTGTAAAAATTTATACGGATCAAGGGGGGGCCACCCCCATTAACTCTGCAATGTATGATGACAATACCGCCGAGGTATATACCCGTACTCGGGGTATGTCCCATCAAGCAGAGCAGCAATCCAGCGCTGTAGTGATACGTCGTGCTGTTGCAGATAAACTCCCTGACGGAACTGTGGTAAGTTCTCAAGTAGCCATCCCCGGTACTAATCCTTATGGTATTAGTGGCGGCGAGTGGGCAAGTCTGCTTAACAATCGGATTGGTACGGAAGGCTTCCGCAGTACCCCGTATAAGGATACACAGGGTCATGCCACTGTAGGCTTTGGCTTTATGGATACAAATAACAGTAGTCAGTTCGGGACTAGGTCCGATGGTTCTTTAAAGGGTACGGGCTACTTGGGTGTGCTACCCATGCAGGATGGGTCGGGTCGCATTGCTTCTGAGATTAGTGTGGGTATTTCTATAGATGGTAAAGAGGTAACCGTTCCTACTCTTGTTCCAACACTGTCGGAGACAGAAAAGAAACACCTGTTATCTGGCGGTTCTCCCACCCCTGCTATTATATCTAAAGCGGCAGACTTTGCCCGGTCTCGTATATCTCAAGGAAAGTCTGTATGGGCGGGTCCCGGTGAGAGTCCAGGAGCTAGTATGTATGACCAGTTCATGGCCCTACCAAAAGAACAACGCACAGCCGATAATGCTGTTAAAATTATGGCAGGTCCTTCTGGTCTCCCCTTGTACTATAAACAAGTAACCATTCCTGCTATGCGCCAAATGGGTATGGACCCTAATTCCGTAGCACCCGAGGCTCGGGCTACACGAGAACTGCTCACGATGGCTGCATACCACGGTTGGGCACAAAATGCCAACGTCTTTGCAAGTATTGTCAAGCAGGCCCGTAATGAGAATTGGGATGCCTGGAGAGACCAGTCCAAATTCATACAGGCAGTATCCAAAACCCCAGGGTGGCGAGTTGGAAGTGCACAGACCCGCCAGCGTTATCTGGACTATACCATCAGCGCAGCAACAGGCCAGATGTATGGCTCTGCGTTACAATAACTAGGAGACCTCATGGTCGACATTGTAAACTTTGAAGAACCCCGTTTCGGTGATCGACCAGAGGCTTCTGCTATTTCTGGTGGTCAACCACAATCACCGCTAGTACCTGCGGAAGTGCCACATGTAGACACCCCGCAGATTCAGGCGGAAGTGGATACACTGCATAGCACCAACCAACAGTCCTTTACCGCAGGGGATGCATTTAAGGCCGGATTCAGTACCCTTCCCGAACAGCGGTTGATGGATCGCTTCACCGAACCCGTATTTCCACATGACGACGAACCCCCAACCTCTCAGTACGTTGTGGATCGCTACATGCGTAGCACTGCGGAAAGCGGACATATCTATACCCCGACAGAGCAGGAGGTGCTGGGTAACTCCTGGTCAAAACAGCAACTGGAGTACCGTGTACAGCAGATAGAACAGCGGGACAAGAATATGCGTGCAGTGCAGTCCCACTTTGGAGCTGGCCTAGCCGGTATGTCCTCATCGGCTGATTTGGTTCTGATGCTTGGTACTGGGGGGGCCTCTACCCTAGCACGTCTTGGGCGTATGACAAAGACCGCAGAGGCATTGTCCATGGTATCCGATATTACGGCAGGTAATGTAGAGACCGGCTCTCGCCTAGCTAACATGGCCCTGGGTGGTGGTACCGGTTTCCTCTACACCAGCCTCATTGGTGCTCTAGGTACGGCAGGTCATGCAGATTCTACAGACCTTGCTGTAAATACTTTGGCGGGTGCACTGGGCGGTGCTCTAGTGAAGGGTGCTTCCAAGGAAACACGCTCTAGTCTCGGAGTGGCTCGTCAAGAGGTACCTGAATTGGAGCATGCGGTCCCAGTCAAAGCACTGGACCTACCGGGTAAGGCGGAGGTTAACTCTGCCTTTCATGCAGAACCTAAACTAGACGCACAACTACTAGACCCAACTCGGCGCCTTGTAGACGCTGATATACAGCATCTGGACATCCCCGCTCAGGTTGATCTGGGTATCCGTCGTACAGCGGCTATGGGCAACCCTGGGGCGGCGCTGTGGGATAGAGTTCTTGGGTCTAACGACGGCGCGGACTTTGCTGACATCCTGGGACTCCCTGAACTACGCGGGGCGAAGACCTATGAAGAGGCCGTGGCACGTTTGGAGTCCATCGGTCCAGGGGTGCACGGTACAGCAGAGCTGCCGCCTACCACAAAGGCCCTTATAGATAATCTGCACACCACGTTTATGCCTGAATCCCGCATCTACGTAACGATTACCCCAAAGACTGCTGCTGAGGCTGGAACACTCACCACGCTAAAGCCTGGAGTACATATCTTAGCCATAAGCCAAGAAACCCTCCAGAACGCACCAAAACGCGCTCAAATCATCGCACATGAGTTTGGGCACGTACTTATCCACGACCACTTAGAAAACGCACCCGAGGCCGTTAAATCGGCTTTGCGAGATGCTTATCAACAGGAACTGGAACGACCGCGTGAAACCTCGGGCTTGGGGGTTTCTGACGCAGGTCGTATGCTAGAACGTGGTAATGTCAGTGAAAACCAATCCTTCATTCGGGCATTTGGTAGCGCTGCTGCTGGAACGGAACACACGTATTGGCGGAGTTTTGATGAGTTTGGTGCACAACAGTTTGTGCGTTGGATGCATAGTTCTGTGGAATCAGGCGATAAGTCCAGTGCTGTTTTTACAGCCCTACCGGAACCTGTTCGTCGTAGTGTTTCCTTTCTGCTAGATAAGTGGAAGAAACTGTACGCCTCCCTTGTAAAGTTTTCTGATCTAGCACCATCGCAGCCTTTTAAGGAATGGTTTCAGAGTGTGGCCGACGATGCCGCCAAATTTAGAAACCCACGCAATGCAGAAAATACGATAGTTAACGAACTGGCAGCTTCTGCTGCAAAGGTAACCCCAAGTGAACACGCTGTGGAACACGCGGCGGACGACGCGGCTATCTCTGCGGGTGCTGCTGAAACAGCCCACGTAACTACCCTGAACGATCTTACTCCGATAGCAAGACGTGGTTTAACTCCCAACACCGACCGTTTGAATAGGTGGGGTGAGAGTATCTTTGGCAAAGGCTGGTGGTCCCTATACGACAAACTCCAGAGCTATGGTCCGGGCGTTGGTAAATTAGGCGCCTCTCTAGTTGCAGATGGCGCAGGTAACACTGCTGCATCCGCTGTACACTTCAAGCGCACCGCCGCGCTTGAACTAGAACGTCGTCTCGGAAGTTGGGAAGCCCAAATACAAGCGGACTTGGGGAAGTCTAAGGCATGGCAGGTTATGCACCCTGCGGATTATCGCACACTGTATAGTAATAGGATGCGTGATCTGTACGAAGACATCATGCAAAAACATGCTGCTTTTCTAAAGGGGGAACCCCTGCCGGTAAACGCAGACTCCAAACTAGAGGCCCTATCCCAAGCTTATGCAAAATCGGGTTTCGCTGAAACCGCGTTGAAGTACATGCAGACTGCACAGCGCACGGGTGCTGACCGGGTGGAACGCTCTCCGTGGTATCTACCCATGCGTACGTCTCACGATTCTATTATCAATGGAATACGAGATAAGCGCTTCACGGAGGATGCGGTTACACAGCTATTCCAAGCGCAGGCGTCCAAGATGTTCCCAGATGCTGATCCCGTTTGGGCCGAACGTCTGGGTTCCCGTCTTCGGGAAGGTATCCGCGAACGCGCTATGGGTCGTAGTTCTGACTCCCTGCATTTTGAGGGACTCACTCGGGACGAGGTGGAAGCGGCTCTACTGGATATAGGCACACCCGCCAAGGAAACCCAGTGGTTACTAGATCGCTATATTACTGGGGGTGCTCAGGCCAGTAAAGATAAGCATCTTAAACGTCGTCTGGACTGGGATTTTGCATTGCAGGTACCCTCCGGTACTGGTGGCACCCTTGGTATGCGAGACGTAATCGACCAGGATATACCTCACGCTTTGCAACAGTATGGAAACACGGTATCCGGTTTACACGGACTAGGCATGGTAGGCATTTACAACAACCAAGACATGCGCGCCGTAATTCAAGAGGCCATTCGTGATATGGAACAACGTGGTGCAAGTCAGGCGGATATGCGCGCTGCTCGTACTACATTGGAGAACTCTGTAAATGCCCTGGTTGGTCGCCGTGTTGGAGAGCGGGTTCCTGACTTGCTCCGTAGTCTCACTACAGTTAGCAGTAGTCTGGTATTGAGAAACTCTGCCATATATAACATAGGCGAACTTGCCCGTACTGTACATTATGCAGGAGTAATGCGTACTGCTAAAGCGCTATTAAAATCAGGTGCTGCCAATGGTTTGAGTGCCGTAAAGGAACCAGAGAAGCTGGTGCGTTTCCAAGATATTCTGGCAGATCGTCTAATTGCCGAAGGTCGGTGGAAACCAGTGGTTACACAGGCTGAAGATAATTTTGACCTGTCTCCTGGAATTATGGATGGTGTTAGCATGGTTGGCCAGAGTACCCGCTTTGTTAACGGCTTGGAAGTTACTCGCAGAAAGATTAGCAACACCTTAGTACAGATTGTTATTGCTGATCTACACGATGCTGTTAAGGGGGATTCCGCAGCGGCGACTAATTTGGCTAAATACGGTGTGTCCGCCGATCTGGTACACGACATAGGTGTACAGGTAGAGAAGTTTGGGGATCACCCAGCCAAGTGGGACAGTACCATAGAGGCCCGTGCTTATGCTGCTATGAACAATGTAATGGATCAGATAAATCAAGCAAACCGCTTGGGTGAAATTCCAGAGTTTATGCAGTTTAGTAGTTACGGCAAAGCTATTTTCCCCTTCCTGTCCTTTACTGCTGCTGCTTGGAACAAGGTGCTCCGTAAAACGGAGGCGGATGGTGGGTGGCAAAGTCTGGCCGGGTTGGCCCTATACAGCATGGTGGGTGGTATTGCCATTGAAATGGGAAAGAACGCACTTGCCGGTCGAGCACCGGGGGATTCCGGTAAGCAGAATTTCTACACCATGTCTGCTATGAATACCCCTATATCCTCCTGGGCGGGCTGGGCACAACAAGTAAGCACTGGCAGTAACCGTAATGGCTTCATGCACTTGGCCCCGGTATCTGCTCTTCTGAGGCTAGTACAAAACCCCGATATGGCTAATGCTGTAGCTGCGGTACCTCTATTGAGTGTAACACCCGGAGCTTATGGCCTATCTAAACTTTTTAGCGAGTAACTATGCCTCTAAAATCCATGCAGTATGCGGTAAGCGATGGGTCCTTGACCAACCTTACCCTCTCATTCCCGTTCAGCGGTACTCCCGCTGTTCGGGTGTTTTTTGACAGTACAGAACAGTATTCCGGGTGGTCCTTGATTTCGGGGGTGGTTCATTTTACTACTGCCGTCACATCCGGGGTTACTGTTAGAGTGTGGCGTGTTACTGATGCTTCCGCTGTACCCTATGAATTTACCCCAGGCGCGGCGCAATTCACGGCATCTAATATAGACGAGAACTTCAAACGGGATTTATACATAACCCAGGAGGTACTAGAACAACGTGATAACCCACTACCGGACGCATCCTATGCAATGCTAGGTACGGTTAACACTTGGACGGCATCCCAGAATTTCTATGGATCGGGCCTGCGCCTTACCGGAGATTTTTGGAGCGATACCCACGCTAATCGTCTATTGTTTCAAAGCAGCACAGCCAATCAAAACACCCTGTTGGGCACTATCCCTAACGGGACTGCTACCACTTCAGGTTATAATGCCTATAACTCCTCAGACCCTACAAATAGTAATGTCTGTCAAATAACCAGTACCAGCACCTCTAGTAATCTCATATCTCACGGTAATGGGACGCAGCCTACACTACCCTTGAAGTTGAAAGTAGGGACTACGGATGTTCTCACTCTTACTACTACAGGCGGTATTACAGCGCCGGATGGGAATACTGGGATATCTGTGCAAGGTGCCAATCAGCACCTAACGGGTGGTCTGACAGGGATGCCCTGGTTCTGGACATATGCATGTCAATGGGTAGAGGTATGGGCAGGCACACCTACTTCTACTGGTGTAAATATGACCGCCCTCACTTGTGGTGCTCTGTCTGGTACTTATCTTGTACGCACAGATGGGGGTGCTTATCTAATAGTGCCCTTTGTATCTGGGCATGCAAGTGTGGGTCCCGCTGTATCAAATAACCATATCTCAGAAGATGACGGGGTTTTGCTTTCTACCTCGGCTGCTAACTCTACAGGTACTACTCTTTTTGCGAGTAGTTATACCATCAACTTAAATATGGTTCAAGATTCATATGTACCCTTGGTTATAACTAATATTTACCGATTGACTTAACATGTCTACTTCATTCAATATCACTTTGCGAAGAATACTTGCAGTAGGTGCTGTGTGTACTCTCGGTATTATTGGGGGATTACATGAACAGTATAAAACAGTGGAAGACCCTGTACGACCGCTATCCCACTGCACACAGAACACCTGTGTCGGTAAGGTGGAGGGTGTTACCGCTATCCCTGCTGGACGCTATCGTATTGTTGATACCTACAGTCCTAAGTTTAAGCACAATGTACTCCTGCTTATGGATGTTCCAGGATTTCAGGGTATTCGTATTCACTCGGGGAATGATGCCGAGGATACAGAGGGCTGTTTGATCCTCGGGATGCGCGCTACACCTAACGGTGTTGCAGAGAGCAACAAGGCACTACGTGCATTTAATGCAGAAGTGCGACAGCATTTAAAAACACAACAGGTTTGGATTACCATAACCAATGACTTCCAAGGACAGCAATGGCAGCTAAAACAAGCGCCCTAGGTAAACTACACGAACGGTTTACTCAACTCCTCATTCAAGAATTGAACATGTATATGGGTTTATCGGAGGACGGTACCACAGACCCCGATGCTACAGTCATACCTATGTCCGCCGCTGATAAGGCAGTGTATATTGCGTTCTTCAAACAGAATGGGATTACTGCGGAACCAGATAGCGATGCTATGGCTAATCTTCGGGATGCCTTTTCAAAGGACGTGGAGACCCGCCGTGCAGCACGGGCGGCTCTTCTGGTATCCGAGGTTACCGCCGAAGCGGAAGACCCCTCTCATGATCTATCTCAGTTCGTAAACTAGGGGTATTACCGGGCGCCTACTTGGCGTGGGTGCCTCAATAATAGTCTTGGAGTTATATGCTCAGTGAACATACTATAGCACGCTTGGAGTTACTCAGTCCCCGTATACGTGAATGGGATGGCCGAGAGTCTGCTATGCCTAAAGAAACCCGGTTGGAGTTTAGTATGATGCTTGGTAGTACGTTCCCAGAGTTTGCGGATTTTGCAGAACTGGCAATGTGCTTTCTCGGTTTCAAACTTAGCCCCATGCAGCGGGATATTGCCAATTATATGCAATATTGTCCACGCAAGAGTATGGTTCAATCTCAACGCGGAGAGGCCAAATCTACACTAGTAGCCATGTTCGCTGTGTGGAGTTTAATTCAACGACCCTCTCTGCGTGTCCTGGTAGTCTCGGCGGGTGAAGACCAAGCCTCAGACGTAGCTGTATTGATAATCCGTATGATTGAGCGGTGGTATCTACTGTGTTGGTTACGCCCTGATAAGTCTAGGGGAGACCGGTCCTCATATGCGAATTATGATGTGCATTGTGATCTTAGGTTGGCTGATAAGTCGGCTTCTGTAAGTTGTGTGGGGATCACTGCAAACCTTCCAGGCAAACGCGCTGATCTACTTATCCCAGACGATATTGAATCTCCGAAGAACTCCCAAAATCAACTGAGTCGTGATACTCTACTTCAATACTCCAAAGAGTTCGCATCCATTAATACCAAAGGCAAGACGCTGTACCTTGGGACATTTCAGAGTAAGGATAGTATATATAAGACCCTAGTACATCGCGGATTTGATATGCGCATTTGGCCTGGGCGTTTCCCCACTCCAGAAGAGCAGCAGCGGTATATGCCTAATACCCTTGCTCCTTGGATACTAGAACAGCTTGATGCTGATCCGTCTTTGTGTTCCGGTGGTGGTTTGGATGGCAATCGCGGACAACCCACTGACCCGGTACTACTAGATGAAAGTCACGAGCAAGAGAAAGAACTAGACTGGGGTCCTGAAGGTTACTCTTTGCAGTATATGCTAGATACATCCCTAACCGACGATGCTAGAACAAAACTGAAACTCAGTGATCTGATTGTTGCGCCTTTTGATTCTAATCAAGCACCAGAGGTTGTAGGCTATGAATGCACGGAACGCACACGCATTAAAGAACTACCCTGGACCCTTACAGGTCATTCTGTGTATGCACCCGGATTCTTATCTGAACACTATACCCCATATTCTCGCAAAACGCTAATTATAGACCCTGCGGGTACTGGTGGTGATGAGGTATCCTTCGTAGCGGGGGGTTCTGCCAATTCCTACATACATGTGTTCAGTATAGGTGGTTGGCGTGGCGGTCTCATTGAGGCTAACTTACAGGCTCTAGTTGCTCTGTGTGACGAGTTTGATATACACGATGTACGGGTAGAGGCCAACCAGGGTGTAGGCATGGCACGTTTGCTCATGCTACAGCACATGGAGACTCTACATCGCCACGACATAGCCTTCACAGATTACTATTCCGCGGGACAAAAGGAACGTCGTATTATTGATACGGTAGGTCCTCTTCTGCGCAGGCATAAGTTGGTGTTTCACACCCGTGCACTAGAGGATGATGCAGAATACGCTGCTAGGCATTCTCGGGATATCCGTAATAGTATGAGTGTTGTGTATCAAATGAGTAGCATTACTTATGATCGGGATTGTTTAGTGCACGATGACCGTATA